AAGCTATAGACGCAGGGGTTCCAGAACCGCTTAAACCATCCATTGACATGGATAGATTGTTAGCAGCCAACGCTTTGTTTAATTCTTGTCGGCGCTTGGTCTCTTCAATCTCAGCAGCTAATTTTTGCTCCTCTGCCTGGCGGTTTAACTCATCCTGTTGAGCCTTACCCGCCTCAATAGCACCGTATGTTTGCACCGCCGTAGATGTGGCAACAATAGCGACAACAACCCACATTTAAACCACCTCCGGTTCTAATATTTCAGCAGCTATTTGATCAATATCAGTCAAATCTGTTGGATGAAACCCAACCCAAACGCAATCTGTCTCCGCATAAATCACCCGCTTTGTGCCTGGTAATGTCTCACCCATGAATGGCGCAACAATCTCTTGATTGCCGTATTGACTCGACACCCTGCATTTACCACTAACCACCATGTACATATGCTTTGTCTTGTGCAGCGCACCCACCAAGCAAACGCCAGCAGGTATAAATAATTCCCTCGCATACAAGCCGTCAGAAAAATGATGCTGAACATCTAATTCAACCGTATCCCCCGCTTGCATTAGCGATTGAAATTTATATATGTCATCTTGTTTTGTAAGATTCACGATGATGAAACCTCGTACTCAATAGCTTGAATATGGAACGGTTGCGAGTCTGGTGCGGTAATCTTTGGCACAACATCTATGTCCCACCCATTACCCCCATTACGATCCGATATAACGCCTGTAAACGTCGGTATACCGGCGTAAAACGGATTTGCTGGGGTAGTGCCAGAGGCAACGCCGAACGTCCTAAACGGCAACGCATTACCGTCGATATACAACCCAGCAGAATCGTTAACACGCAAATTAATGTTGCAGATTTTCTTTTGCTTCATCTGGTTCTGACCAGGGCCAGCATTGGTATTCAAGGGCATCGGTGTTATTGCGGGAGTAAACGCAAAACCCACTTCAAATCTTTGTATGCCACGATCGGTATACTCTTCTGCTGTTAGGCTTATCGTCCCGCTTGATACGGTTCTAGGTGTCAGTAACTCTCTAGTGTCTGGAACACCAACAACACCACCATAGGTGCCAACAACTTGTAGTTCAGTACCTTCTAAATAATCCAAACCAGTAATTTGAAGTGTCGGCCCAGCCGTTGATACTGACGTAGAACCATCAAGCATTCGGTCAAAATTCCAACGCTCAATTAAATAACGATAACCAACATTGGTTTGATACCGCTGCACCATCTGATACATATTGTTTTGCACAACACACGCGGATAATAATTTGGATGCGCGGTTACTAGCAGGTTCCGCAGGATTAGATGCCGGTATGTATTTTGTAAATCCGTTAATGTCTTGAGCGCGAACAGTGTTTAATACAGCACCGTTTCCGTCTTCATTAATTATAAATACCCAATTCGCATCACTGCTTGCAGTACCTGTCAGTATTTCAATATCCACTGGGTTATCAATTAAATGACTCGATAGCACCGAAATATCAGTTGATGTATAAGCGTCTTCGTTAAAGTCAAAAACATATTGGCGTAGTGACCGACCATTTTGATCAACAAATAACGTCGCACCATCAATAGATCGAACTTCCAGATCACTTGCACCGTGTTGTGTCTGAGCTTTTACCTCTACCGTTGTTGGTGTATCACCCTCAACAACAAACTCAGCACCAGAACAGAACACCTGTAACCCACGATCTGGGTTGATATCAATAATCTCAGTCAGCGTTCGCGCTGAAATCGTGATGAATATACCTTCGTCGTCGTCACCTTCCTCTGTATAAAAGTCAAAGAACGTACCCGCCCTCGATGCGAGTAAGGATTGAGGTTTAGATTTAGTGCCGCCTAACCACAATCTACCGTTATAGAACGTAGGTATTTTTGGATAGCCCCTGGTTGATGACCAAACCGCTTCTTTTCTTGGTGAGCCAATAACGTGACTGCCAAACACTAGCGTTTTGCTCGCAGTCCCGCTCGTTGGAAATCCAGAAAACAATTCAAATGCTTTGGTACTCTCACCGGATATAGTAATGGTGTATGTCTTTGATCCTGTTCTGGACACAGCAACCCCTGTATCACCAAACACAGGCATTTCTTGTAGGTTCTTTTGCAGATTAAATTCAGTCGATGATTGCTGGTTCTGTGCAGACGTTCCAATATCACCTGCGTAGGTAATGTTTTTACTCAGCACACCCTCGACATCAATCTGGAATGTATCGCCAATCTCCCAAGACCCAGTAAGCGTCAGCACCTGCACATCATCAACAGGCGTTGGACTTTGAGCATCGTTATAATCAAAGTTCGGAATATTTAAAAACGGAATATCGTCAGCAACAAAACTATCGTAATTGCTTGATCCATTATTTATGATTCGTTGCGGTGGATAGTCTTCATGGAACAACAGCATCACATTCTCAGATTGCACTGTCCTTACTTGCATTACAGCAGCGAACGGAAATGGCAACGCAACATCAGCAACATGATTAGTAGTTCGTAGATCACCAGCTCCAGACCCGCCCAGCAAATACATTGCCATGTTCTCATCTGTTAAAACACCCAGGTATTGACGATCAGCAGCAGATGCAAAGTTAAACAGCTTAATATTTTCGTTAGGGCCAACAGAGTTCCACAGATTAAACCCTGTAAGATTGATTGTCTGACTGCCTAGATCGCCTGTATCCCCTTCCCTCGCTAATCGCCAGTAACGCTTATTTTCTGCGTTTAAACGCTTTCTAAACGTAGTCTCAGCGTTAGATACAGTGAATTCTTGCGCTGTTGTCCAGTTGGTGTCATCTGTTGAATACTGAATCTTGAGCTGGCACGTTGTTGCAGACGTTGTAACCGTTTTAATCTTTACAATATCAACAAAAAACACATCAGCGGTTGCAGACAATAGATCGTATTTAGCAACAACAAACGCCGTAGGACTACCGGCTGGCGTTCCCTTTGTGCCTATCGCACCAGTTGTTGCATTGGTCGCCGGGTTATTGTCATTGATGTTGGCAGCAGTACCACCATTGGGCATTGTCGGTACAGTAGTACGCCGGGTAATTTCACCAACAGCCTCTGCAACAACCTCACTGCCTGGTCTGCGCTTTAACCCACCCTGCGGAACAATTAATACATCCTCACCTTTCTGCACACCCTGATAGTATTGATCGAGATCAACACGACCTTTTAGCAACGGCGATAGCTCACCGCTTACAAATGAAGACTGAAAGAATGTGGACTTAGCCATTAGTAACGTGCGGCGACAATCGGGTTAGAACGTATCGGCTGTACAGGCGATTGCATTGAATCGCTTGCTCTAGCCATTCTTGATGCAATCTCATACTGCGCGGCATTTAATTGCATAGACGTAGCAGAATCGCGTATAGCTGGCGCTAAATCCATTGCTAAACGTGACACCATCAAGTCTTCAAAACCTGCTGTCCATTGATCTTCTGGCGCGTTATAGATGTAATCAACGTACAGTGTTGCACTGTAATTGGTATAGATTCGATTGCCGTAGATTTGATAACGCAAACTGATAGGATTCAGTTTCTGCATAAATATAAAATCACTGGGCAATTCATACATCGTTGTAAATTCAGTGCCGACAATTGTTTCAGCAACCTTGTTTAACGATGCTTTTTTACGTGCGAATGACCAAGGGAATTTGTTTAATTCAGCGCGTACAACGCGATCATAGATCGCAGCAGACGCAACATGGGCGCGTGTTGTGCCTAGTAATTCTTGCAGCGGTAGATCGCCGATCAAGATTAACGCATTGTTAATGACGTTTAATTTTGTAGCCATTATTCACCTCAAATAAAGGGGGCCGAAGCCCCCGATATTCTTATGCGGTCACAACATCACCAGTACCGCTTGTTACAGTAGTGCCGTTGTTAGTCTTTATATAACTAATGCGGAAAGTCGGCGTACTGCCAGTTGTTCCACAGATAATCATAAAGTCACCCGCTTGCAGTTCATCCTTGGCATAATTGAAATACCCAGATGCAATTACTGCTGACGTAGCATCAGCGGTGGAATACATCCATGCTGAACCACCATTACCAGAACCGCCAATGCGGCATAAACCACTTCGTGCAAAAGCCATGGATCACCCCCTACGCGGTTTGCGTGTATTGAACTTTGACCAGACCACCTTCATCGCGCACAACAGAACCTGCTTTAAGCATTCCGTTACACAACCATGAAGTTCGTTCGGCCACCCAATCGACACTGGTTTCCATATCAATGCCTACCGCCAAACCTACAGCGGGGCGTTGGAAGAACCACGAATCGACAATGTTTGCACCAGCCGCACCCACTGATAGACCACCTTCTGTTCGCGCCTCTAAAATGACAAACTCAAAACCAACTAAGGTATTGATCTCGCCAGATACAAGAGCTTTAACAGCTTGGAAGTCAACAGATGTTGCAGTTGTGTCATTAAGCAAACCCTGCAAACCTAGCGCGTTTACCGCAGCATACAATTCGGAGTTGGGAACACCCTGGTTCCGCAGCTCGACTTGCGCTCTGATAATCTTTGCCATGTTTAGGTTTGTTCCACCGCCACCAACTGCTGTTGTTACAGTTGTTGTAAGAGGTGTAGAGGCATCCATAGCATCAATAACCAACTGATCACAGCGACGACCTAATGCCCCAGCAATTGTTTCTGCCAGTTCACGCTTTTCGTCAAAGTTAACATCAGCAGCATCGAACATATCCGTATACTCTGGTGCATTCCAGTTAGATAAAGTTGCTATCTTGAACTCGTGATTAACATCCATCGGCGTTACAAGATCACTTGTAGACTTCTGGTTAGCTAACCCTTTACCCATGCGGCGAAA